AAATCACAGTTAAAGTTGTTACATGAGCAAACAAAAAGTTATTGCATTTGATTTGGATGATGTAATTTGCTATCGTCCTACTGGATATGAACATTATGGTCCTGATAAGTATGATTATTGCAAACCATACCCAAAAGTAATTGATTTAGTAAATTCTCTTTATGAGAATAATTACATCAAAATCTATACAGCAAGAGGAATGTCACAATTTAATGGGGATGTTGAAAAAATATATGATATGTTGTATAATAAAACTATAAAACAATTAGATTCTTGGGGTGTAAAATTTCACCAACTTATTATGGGAAAGACGCATTATGATCTATTAATTGATGATAAGGCACTTAACTCATATAAAATCAAAGAATCAACTATTAATCAATTTTTAACGGAGGGAATGAATGGCTAAAGTAAAAGCAGGTGCTTTGGGCACTGGTGATTACATTGAGGCTACACCAAAGAAAACCAGTCAAGGTATGGGAAAACATACCAAATATTCTGCTAGTTCACGTAATCGTGCTAAAAAACGGTACAGAGGACAAGGTAAATAACCCAAAAACGCCCACTAGGGCGTTTTTTAATGTAAATACATAAAACCCTCATAAATAAACAGAGGAAATAGTATAGCAAATACCTATTCAATGGCACAAAATCGCTTATCAAGAGGATTTAAAGACATAAGTCTATCTTTTGGACCACATCCTGTGACAAAAGATCTTCCTGTTTTGTTGAATGAACGTGCCATAACAAGATCTGTAAGAAATTTGGTGGAAACTATTCCATCAGAAAGATTTTTTGATTCTCTTATAGGTAGTGATATTCGTGGCAGTTTATTTGAAAATTTTTCACCAGCAATAAATGTTATTATTTCAGATCAAATAAAAGAATCAATATCAAATTATGAACCAAGAGTTGATAATGTTGAGGTTGAAGTGGATTCAACACCAGACTTAAATACTCTTGAGGTAACGGTTCTGTTTGATATTGTAGGTGAAGAGTTTCCTACACAATCATTTACTTTCTTGTTAGAACCCACTAGGTAATATGCCCTTTACACAGTTTACAAATCTAGACTTTGATCAGATAAAAGTACAGATTAAAGATCATCTTCGAGCAAATTCCAATTTTAAGGATTTTGATTATGAAGGTTCTAATTTGGCGGTTATTATTGATCTGTTAGCATATAATACTTACATTAACTCATTTAATGCAAATTTACTTGCAAATGAATCTTTCTTAGATTCTGCAACTATAAGAGAGAATGTAGTATCACTTGCACGTAATATTGGATATGTTCCAAGATCAAAAACTTCTGCAGTAGCAACAATTAAATTAGGTGATATTGAAATAAATGATAATGTTATTACACCTAGTATACCATTTATTGAATTAAGACCAGGTTTAGTATGTGTTGGTTCAATAAACAATACGACTTATAGATTTTCAATTCCAGATGAAATCACTTCATCTAGGATAATTACAAAAGAAGTTGGTGGAGTAAAAAGACGGTTTGCTCAGTTTGATGATAATATTTCAATCTATGAAGGAACTTTATTACAAAGATTGTTTAGAGTTGATACTAGTAAAGATCAAAGATTCATTATAGATTCGCCAAATATAGACAGTTCAACGATTAGAACCTACGTATCTGGTATTGCGGATACAAGTAAAGGTAGAAAGTATTCTGTAGTTGACAATATTCTTAAATTAGATAAAAATTCTGAAATTTATTTACTTCAAGAAGTACAGGATGAAAAATATGAATTATTATTTGGTGATGGATTATTTGGTAAAAAGTTAGAAAATAATTCTGACATATTGGTAAGTTATATTGTTACAGACGGTGAAACTGGAAATGGTCCTTCTGAGTTCAGTTTCCAAGGAACATTTATGGATCATAATGGTATATTATTACAACCAAGTGATAATGTTACTGTAACAACTGTTCAACGTGCCTCTAACGGTGCTGAAGTAGAGGATTTATCTTCTATTAAGTATTTTGCACCTAGATTATATTCGGCTCAATACAGGGCAGTTACACCAAGGGATTATGAGGCAATAATTGAATCAATTTATCCTAAAACTGAATCTGTTGCTGTTGTTGGTGGTGAAGAACTGGATCCACCACAGTTTGGTAAAGTTCAAATTAGTATCAAACCAAAAAATGGTACATATGTATCTGATTTTGATAAACAGCAGATTAAAAATAAATTAAAGAATTATGCAATTGCAGGAATTAATTCTGAGATTGTAGATCTTAAAATTCTTTTTGTTGAAATTGATTCAACAGTTTATTATAACTCATCTCAAGTTGCAGATGCATCTACATTAAGAACTACTGTTATTAATTCATTACAGCAATATTCAAATAATGTTGAAATTAATAAGTTTGGTGGTAGATTCAAATACAGTAAAATAAATCAATTAATTGATAGGGTAGATAATGCAATTACTTCTAATATTACTAAAGTTGTAATAAGAAGGGATCTAAAGGCATTATTGAACCAATTTGCACAGTATGAATTATGTTTTGGTAATAAGTTTAATATTAATCCTGCTGGATTTAATATTAAAAGTACTGGATTTACAGTTTCGGGTGATACTAATACAGTTTATTTTACAGATGTTCCAAATAAAGATGGAAATGGTAATTTGGACAAATCTAATAAAGGAACTTTAAGTGTTGTTTATAGAAATACTAAAGGAGACTTGAAGGTTGTTGTTAAAGATGTTGGAGTTGTTGATTATAAAAAAGGTGAAATTATTATTAATACAATTAATATTACATCAACAGTTTCTCCAAATAGTTTGATAGAAATTCAGGCATTCCCAGAATCAAATGATGTTGTTGGATTGAAGGATCTTTATCTTAGTTTTGATGTTTCAAATAGTAAGATAAATACGGTTAAGGACGTAATCGCTTCAGGAGAAGATGTATCAGGTGTTGTATTTACAAGAGATTATTACACATCAAGTTACTCTAACGGAGTACTAGAGAGGAAATAAAATATGGCAAAAATTGATAAGAGTATACAGGTCAATACTGTAATAAAGAATCAGTTACCCGATTTTGTGGTATCTGATTTTCCAAATGCGATAGAATTTTTTAAACAATATTATATTTCACAAGAATTTCAAGGTGGTCCTACTGATTTAGTAAGTAATTTTGATCAATATTTAAAGGTAGATAATTTAGTACCTGAAGTTATTGTTGGGACAACAACACTTTCTTCTGAAGTTGATACTACTTCTACAACAATTTCTGTTATATCAACAAAGGGATTTCCAGACCAATATGGTCTATTAAAAATTGATAATGAAATTATTTCATATACATCTAAGACTGATACTACTTTTGTAGGATGTTCTCGTGGTTTTAGTGGAATTACTGGTTATAATGTTGGAATTTCATCATCTTTACTGGATGTCAATAAAGAAACTCTAGTTTTTGATGATACAATTTCAGAGTCGCATAAAATAAACGCTGTTGTTACTAACCTTAGTGTATTATTTTTACAGGAATTTTTTAAAAAGTTAAAAAAGACATTTTTACCTGGGTTTGAAGAAGTATCATTTTCAAATGATCTTGATGTAGGAAATTTTATAAAAATTGCTAGAACTTTTTACCAATCAAAGGGTATTGAGGAATCTATTACAATACTTTATAAAGTATTGTTTGGTGTAGAAGCAAAAGTATTAGACTTAGAAGAGAATTTAATAAAACCATCTGGTGCAGAATTTATTCGTAGAGAAGTAATAGTTGCTGAACAAACTAGTTTAACTGGAGATCCTGCTAATTTAGTTGGGCAAACAGTATATAAATCAACAGATAATAGAACTCAGGCATCAGTATCTGAAGTAGAACCATTAACTAGAGAAAATAAATTATATTATAAAATATCATTGTTTGTTGGATATAGTGATAGAGATTTAATTGAAGGAACCTTTACTATACCAGGAAATACAAGATCTTTAGAGGATTCTCCTACTGGTTCTTCAACTATTTTGGTTGATTCTACTGTTGGTTTTGGAAAAACAGGAACTTTAATAAGTGGCACTAATACGATAAACTACACATCAAAAACTATAAATCAATTTTTTGGATGTGATGGAATTGTAAGTGGTATTAGTACATCCGATAACGTTAGATCTAATGAGGTTATTTTTGGATATGAAAATGGAGATTTAAATAAAAAAGTTGAACTTAGGATTACAGGTGTTCTTTCAAGTCTAGAAACTATTTCTGATATTTCATTAGTAACTGAAAAGGAAAATATTTACGTTAAGAACGTAGGTGAAAAGATTAGAAATCCTAAAGATGGTACATCATCATATAAAGAAATATTTGCAAATTCTTGGGTTTATAATACTTCTTGTAGGTATCAAGTTGAAAGAGATGGAATTAATGGATCCACATTTACATTACCAAGTGTTATTGAATCTTCTAGTTTAAAAGAAGGTGATACAGTTTCTATACTTGGAAGAAATTCCCAATCAATTGAATCTGGTGCAACAAATGGTAGTATAACCAATGTTAATACTTCAATAAAACCAAATACAGTAAATATTGGTAATTTGTCATCTTGGTCTGGTGCAGTATCTGGAAAGTTATATGATATAAGAAGAAATCTTAAAAAAGCATCAAGTACGGGTGTTACCATAAAAACAGGTAATGATAGTATTCTCACTGATGTATTAAATGTTTATACAGATAAAGATGCTGATGGATATGTAATATCAAATTCATTACCAAATTATCCTATAACAACAGATCTAATTAAAGAAGAGATTGTTGGAGTTACTACTTCTGGAACTAACCCAACATTATTAAATGAAGTTGAAAGTGGAAAATATACTACTATATCTTTTGCTCAGGTTACTGCAGTTACATCTGCTTCTATTAAATTCGTTAAAGGTGATTCTATTGTATATACGGCAGGTATTGCAACACAACCAATACTTGGATTAGTATCTGGTAATCGCTACTATATTGATGTTTTAGAAAATACTGGAAACTATACATCCGAGATACAATTATATAATTCAAGAGGAGAGCAAGAGAGTGATAATCCAATTCTTTTACAAGCAGTTGATGCAGGACAACAACATACATTTACTTTAGAAAGGCATTATAATAGATTATTAGATTCTTCTCCTGTTCTAAGAAAATTCCCATTAGTACAGAACCCATTTTTAGTAGGTAAGGGGGAGTCTCCAACAAATACTATTGGTATTTTAGTTGATGGTGTTGAATTAAGAAGTTCTGTATCAGATGATAACATTTACTATGGTCCAATATCAAAGTTAGATTTATTTAATGGTGGATCAGGATATGATGTTTTAAATCCACCTAAAGTAGTAATTGAAGATTCTATAGTTAGAGATAGTAACGGATTAAAGATTGGTATAGGAGAAACTGCATTAGTTGAACCAATTTTAGAAGGATCTGTTGAAGAAGTTTTTGTAGATCCTCAAGATTTTGATATTGATGAAGTAACTGATATTAGTATTACTGGTGGTAATGGTAGTGGTTGCGTATTAGAAGCAATTACAGGTCCTAGGTTTAGGGAATTAGAATTTGATAGTAGAGATATTTTCTTCAATGGTGGTATATCAATTGAAGATGAAACTATAACATTTAAGACACAACATAATTTTGCAAATGGTGAAAAAGTTTTCTATAACAGTAACGGTAATACTAATATTGGAATTGGTGCATATAAAGATGCAGGTAATACTATTACAGGAACATTAGCGAATGGTGCACCTTATTATGTTGGTATAGTTAATAGTTCAACTATTCATTTGTATAATAGTGAAAGTGATGCATTATCTGGTATTAATACTGTTGGATTATCTACAGATACAAATGCTAGTGGTGTTCATAAGTTTAGAACTGTTTCTAAGAATACTATAAAAGCAGTAAAGGTTATAAATTCTGGATCTGGTTATCAATATAGAAAATTACATGTAAAACCATCTGGTATATCTACATCATTTGATACGATTAATTATGAAGATCATGGATTTAAAGATGGTGAATTAATCAATTATAGCCCAACTGTTGGTATTGGTAGTACATATCCTAAAGCAATAGGTGGATTAGAACCTCAAAATTCATACTATGTTATGAAGGTGGACGATAATTCATTCAGACTTGCTGATGCAGGTATTGGTGGAACATCAGTAGTTGATTTTAATAGAGGTAAATTTGTTGGATTACAGACAACAGGAACAGGATATCAAACATTTACATATCCTGAAGTAACTGTAACAGCAAAAGTTTCATATGCTTCTAGTATTACTGGGGATTTTGTATTTACTCCAATTGTTACAGGTAAACTTACTGGATCTTATGTTTATGAGCAAGGAACAAAATATGGATCAGTTACCGTAAACCATCAAAAAGACCCATTAATAACAATACAAAATGGTAAAAATGCAGAATTAAAGCCACTTGTAAGTGCTGGTAAAATTGTTGATGTTGTCGTTATGAGTAAAGGTTCAGAATTTTATTCTTTACCAAAATTAGTTGTAAGTGGATCTGGTAACGGTGCTGTTTTAAAACCTATTATTAGTGATGGAAAACTGCAAAGTGTATTAGTAATTAATGGTGGTATTGGTTACGATGCTTCTAATACTAGCGTATACGCTGATCCAAGAGGAATTAATGGATTATATGAACCAAGAGTAAGAAATTTAACAATCAACAGTACAAAGCGTTTTGGTGAATATTATTTAAATCCACAAGGAGATACTTCATTAGGATTTAATGTTGTTGGATATAATCAAGATTTAGCACTTCATTATGGGGAATCGTTTACTGTTGAACAGAATGGTAATTTTAAGGAACCATCAGGACACTCTCCTATAATTGGATGGGCATATGATGGAAATCCAATTTACGGTCCTTTTGGATATATGGATCCAGATGATATTAACTCTAATGTAGGTATTATTACAAGTGGTTATGTTGCAGATTCTTCAAGAGTTCCTAATAGACCAGTTGCAGCAACTGGAACATTAGCGTATGATGATGGATTCTTTATTCAAGATTATTTCTATGATGGAACGGGTGATTTAGATGAACATAATGGTAGATTTTGCAAAACACCAGAATTTCCAAATGGAGTATATGCTTATTTTGCATGTGTAGATGTTAGTAGTGGTCTTATTAAACCACAGTATCCATATTTTATTGGTAAAACTTATAGAGCACCATTAATTAAGGATAATCATACACTTGACCATGATTTTGATTTCAATAGTACAAATCTATTAAGAAATACTCAGCCATATAAAGTTGGTGATAAATTTGCTGATAATGATTTTATTGTTGAGTCTAATGAGACTATACGACAATTATCGAATGTAGAATCTGTAACTACAGGTGATGTTACTAATATTGGAGTTTTGGATGGTGGTTTTGGGTATAAAGTTGGCGATTATACAGATTTCGATGATACAGATACTAATGGTAGTGGATTAAGAGCACAAGTTGATGAGATAGTTGGTATCGGTGTTTCTAGAATTGATACTCAATTAGACAGATTTGAGGATGTAACTTTTGTTTGGAATAATAATGAAGAAGTTATTGCACATAAACTTCCAAATATAGAATTAAACAATCAAGATACTATTGCTGTTTCTGGTTTAAGTACCGTTGTTGTTAATCTTACAAATTCATTTAGTGTTGGAGTTAAGACTGATACTATAGGATTAGCAAAAACTATGTCAGTTAATTCTAATGCACTTGGTGCAATAGAAGATATATTTGTCACTAAAATTCCAAATACAGTTTCTATTGGTGGATCTTTAAGAATTTCTGATGAAGTTGTTAAAGTTCTTAATATCCATGAATTAAATTCTGCAATTACTGTTAAGAGATTTGCTATAGGAATAGCACATAGTTTTGGAACAAAGATTGATGTATTAAACAATAGAATTTCAATACCAGTAAGAACTGAAAAATTTGAATCTGTAAATGATGATTTAGTATTCTTTAATGGACCAAAATCTATTGGTGTTGGTACAACTGCTGGTGGTAGTGTATACCTTGATTATCCTATAGGAGAAATTGAAAGAAGGATATATGCACCTACTAGAACTATATTTTTACCTAAGCATCCATTCAAAACTGGACAACAGGTTAAATTAACTAAGCATGCTAATGGTTCTCAGATAAATGTTGGAAATACACCTACAGGCAATCAGTTTTCAATACCACAATCTGGTTCACCATATACTGATACCCTATATGTAATCAATAAGGATGAAGATCATATTGGTTTAGTTACTACTAGAGCAGGTTTAGCAAATACAAGTGATGGAGTATATTTCTTCTCTAATGGTACCAATGCACTATCATCATATAAGTTTACTGAATCTGAATATTCAATTTCATCAGACTTTACAAAAATAACAGGTGATATTGATAGAATAGTTTCTACTGTTACTACTAAGATTGGATTGGCACAAACAACCACACATGGTTTGAATAATGATGATGTAGTTAAAATGAACGTTATTCCTTCAACTTCTGTTGGTATTGGAACAACTGATGCAATTTCCGTTAATTGGAATGAACAGTATCAAAAGTTATTACTTAATCCTATACAATTTACAAATAGTTCTGTAAAGGCAAATCAGTTAAACTTAATAGATCATAAATTAAAAACTGGAGATAAAGTTTTTTATGAAGGTTCTGCTACTGGATTATCAACTGGTTCATACTATGCATATAAGATAAGTGATGATTATATTGAATTAGGTGAAACTTATATTGATGTAACAGTAAATCCTACAAATACTTTGGATATTACTGAAAATACTGGTGGTACAGATCAAAGAGTATCTTTAATAAATCCTCCCATAACAGTAGTTAAAAATTCACAATTAACATTTGGACTATCAAGTACTACTTTATCCGATTTCACGTTTAAAGTATTTTATGATAATGAGTTTAAAAATGAATATTATAGTTCTACAGATAGTTCAGACTTCAATATTGTAGGAGTTGGCACTATTGGTATTGGAACATCACCCGATTTACCAGTTGTTGGTGCATCTTTAACTGTTTCTTACTCCAATTCTTCTCCATCGAAAATTTATTATGCTTTAGAGAGAAATGGATATATCAGTACTTCAGATACTGGGGTACAAAATTATTCGGAAATAAATTTTGTTGATAGTGCTTATAGTGGTGAGTTTAAAGTATTTGGTATTAGTTCTGATACATTTAAGATTTCTCCATATAAAACTCCAGAATTTTTATCATACACTGAAGATGAATGTAGTAAACTTGAATATTCAACAAGATCTACTTCTGTTACTGGATCTATTAAGGATCTTAAAGTAATATCAAAGGGATATAATTATAAAAAATTACCTAAGTTTTTATCGGTTAAGAGTGCAAATGGGCAAAATGCAAACTTAGTTGCGATTTCTACTTCAATAGGTAGAATAAAAGATGTTCGTATTGTTGATATTGGATATGAATATGCTTCAGACAAAACATTAAGTCCAGAAGCATTTGTTTCACCAATTATTAATCTTGATAATTTAGATGTTATTAAGAATATTAATATAGTTTATGGTGGATCCGAATATTTGGGTGCTCCAGATTTAGTTCTTTATAATCCAGAGAAGAAGGAGATTGTTGACGAAGTATCTTTAATTTCTAAAGTTCCTAATCAAAGTATATCAGAAGTTGAAATATTTGCACCAATTAGAGGATTACAATCAGTAACTCATAAATTAGTTTCTGTTAATAATTCTAATGGTGTAGGAATTAATTCTATGACAGGTGGTGGATCTGGTATAGTAACCTGTGTATTAGAAACACCTATTACTGGATTTGCAATTCCACCTTTCGCAGCAGGTGATGAAATATTTGTAGAAGGTATACAACTTGTTGGAGAATCTGGAATAGGAACACAAGCAAATGCAAATACAGGTATTTCAAGTGAAGGTACAGGATATAATTCTAAGGATTATGAATTCCGATTCTTTAAAGTAGAAAGTTTTGTAAATTCAAACCCTGCAGTATTAAAATATAGTGTAGCAGGATTGACTACAAATCCAGGATTTGCAAAAACATTCCAATCTGGATATGCAACTATAGTAAATAAAAACAATTATCCAATTCTTGAACCAATACAAGAAAGAGGTGAGTATCAGATTGGTGAAAAATTATTAGTGAATAGTGGTGGAATCAATTTCCAAGAAACTGATTTAGTTGTTGTCGATTCTAGAGATGATTATATTAGAGTTGATGGATTATATGAGTTGCAGAAAACTGATATAATTAAAGGTCAAGTTACTGATGTTTCTGCTACTGTAACTAGTTTTGTAGAAAATAAAGCGAAATTTAATATATCATATTCAAATCGCCAAGATTTTGGATGGTTGAATAATACAGGAAAATTAAATGATGATTATCAAGTTATACCTGATAATGATTACTATCAAAATCTATCATACTCAGTTAAGAGTCCTATAGAATGGGAAAACTCAGTAGATCCATTGAATCGTGTAGTTCATCCAGCAGGTCTTAAGAATTTTGCTGATGTTGGAATATCATCTAGTGTTCCTGCAGGAATATCTTCTACTCATAGTTCTTCTCCAGTTCTAATATTGGATGTAATGAATGATGTGAATAGAGTTGACACTATCAATAATCTAGATTTAACAACTGATTATGATTCAAGAACTAATCCTTTAAGATCAAAATATTTACAGTTTGAAAATTTAATATTAACAGATTATACTAAGTGTAAATCAAATAGGGCATTACAACATGATGATATCAGTGGTAAGTTCTCAAGTAAAGGACTACAGGATCTATTTACAGAAATTGAAGAGATAGATGGGTTATTTGCAAATTATATTGTTCAAATAACTGATCCAGATACTTTTGATACACAACTTAGTGAAGTTGTTGTATTGACTAAAACATCTGATGCAATCTTATTTGAGAAAACGACAGACTTTACAAATTCCAAGTTAGGTGATTTTATTGCTGATTGTGATTTTACTAATAGAAAGACTTTAAGATTTGAACCAACAGAAAAATATGAAAAGGATCATGATATTAAAGTTCTTAAGTTTGATTTTAATACAGATTTAGAAACTAATGTATCTCAGTCAATAGGACATATTGATCTTAAGTCATCTAATGTTGGTATTGCTAGTACAACTGTTGGATTTAATACCACAACAATAGCACAATTCTCTCATACTGACTTTAATGCATTACAAGCTAATATTTTAGTTCAGGACGATATTACAAGAGAAATTAATTATAGTGAAGTTATTGTTGATTTTGATGGTACAAATACTTACATTGCAGAAAATTATATTGATACAGTATCATTAAATTATAGTTCAAGTAGATTGGGGATAATTACCGCAAGATATGAATCAGGTAACATAAAACTTGATTTTGAAAATGATAGAGATACTAAACTTACACTTCAAGCAAGTATAGTTGGTTTGGGAACAACTACTGCAGGAACAAGTGTTTATAGGTATAGCCTTCCTGGTCAACCTGCAGGTGCTGAAAGAAGTGCTAGATATGAATCAACTTTTGCAAGTGATCATAATCCAGGAATAGGAATAACATTCTCAACTCTTAATAATTTAATTGACAGTAGTTCTAAGTCTCTTATTAGAGTATCTTGTGGCGAAACATCTGCTATCCATCAATTAATCGCAATAAGAGATGTTGATGATATAGTTACAGTACAATATCCATTTGTTTCTGCTGGTTCTACAACTGGAATAGGTACATTTGGTGGAGAAATTTCTGGAAATGATATTAATCTTAAATTCTATCCAGATAGTGAATTTAATTCATTGATAGAAGTTCAAGCATATAGTAAGATTTTCTACACTGCTAGTGATTTTGAAAATACACCACCAGATCTTGATATCGGTGCAGTTACCGAAAAATTATTCTTATCGGCATATGATGGACCAAATGGTGAAAGGGCAAATAAGGTTAATTTTGATCTTAAACATGAAGGAATACCAATTTACAGTAAGATTTTCAATCCTTCAGATACAAATGCTTTAGGTGTTCTTCCTAATTCTTCAGGTATATGTACTATTTCCAACCATTTCTTTAATACTGGTGAAGAATTAACATATACTGCAAATTCAACATTTATAGGTGTAGGTGCAACTCCAGTATCAATTGGATCTACTGCAAATAATGCAGGTATTGTAACTACTTTGATGCCATCTACTGTATATGCTAAAGTTTTAGATGAAAATAGAATACAGTTATTCAGTCAAAAGTCATTTGTATCTACTGGAAATCCAATAGTATTTACTGGAATTGGAGAAGGAAATGCCCATAGATTAGAAATGACTAAGAAGTTGAGTAAAACTGTTATTGGTCTTGATGGTATTATTCAACAACCAGTTACATATACAACTATAGAACATTCTTTAGATGGTGCTGTTGGTTTAGGGGTATCACAATTTGCTCTTAGTGGAATTAGTTCTGTTCAACCAAGAGATGTGTTAAAGGTTGGATCTGAATATATGAAGGTTGAGCAAGTTGGATTTGCTAGTGTTTCTGATGGAATTATTGATGATGCAACTAATACTGCTTTAGGAATTTCAACTATTCCTGTTGTTAGTGTTGCTAGGGGATCATTGGGAATAGGTGCAACAACTCATCAAGATGGTGATGTTGCTAGAGTTCATAGAGGATCCTTTAATATTGTTAATAGTACAGTTTGGTTCTTAGATCCACCTAAAGGAAATACTAGAGAAAGAAGAAGTTTAACTAATCTTCCATATGTTAAGGCAGAATTTAATGGAAGGACTTTCACTAGAAGTGATTATGATACTAATATGGTATTTGATGATATTTCAGATAGTTTCACTGGTATTGGGAGAACTTATACTTTAAGTGTTGGCGGTGCTAATACAGAAACTGGTGTTGGTATTGGAAATGGTATATTATTCATTAATGGAGTGTTCCAAACACCATTAACTGTTAATAATACAGGAAATAATTATGAATTTGATAGTACAAATGCAGGTATTTCTAGTGTAGTATTTACTGGAATTAGTTCTGAAAATGGAACTATGATGCAATCTGAGTTTGATATCAATCAAAACCAGTTACCAAGAGGTGGTATCATTGTATCTCTAGGATCAACTTCAGGTTTAGGATATGCACCACTTAAGGGATCATTAGTTCAAGCATTTAAAGATACTGCTGATAATAGCCTTGATTCAATAGTTGGTATTGGAACTTCTTCAGGTGTAAGTTTAGGTATTCAAACTGCTTCATACAGTCATATAACTGGTATTATTACAGTTACAACTAATGAAGTTCATGGGTTATCTCTTGGTGAACCAAAAACTGTTAAGTTGGAGAATTTAGAATTTAAATGCTCTACAGAGCATGCAGGTGTAACAACGACTATATTCAATGATGATGATCGTGCATTATCTTTAGTTGGAATAATATCAGAAAGATCTGTTGAAGTTAAGGCTGGTGTATGTACTATTCCACACGTTTATCAAGGTGGTGGTGATTTATTTGAATTCTATAGTGATTTAAATACAGGATCTGGTTATCGTGAACCAGTATCTATAGGTGTTAGTGATACTGAATATATTCATAATTTTGTAGGATCAACAAATAATTCTATTACTGCAAATACAGGTACACAATTCACACCATCAAAAGCAGTTTATAGTTCTTCAACTGGTGATTTACTATTAACAATTGGTACTCATAATTTACAAGGAGCAACTACACATACTGTAGAAAATGCATCTTATGTTCCTTCTACTGGTATTTTAACGATTACTATTACAGGTCATAACTTCTCTAATGGAGATTACATTAAAATTAAGGATAATTCCTTAACATTTAAGTGTTCAATGGGAAGTAGTGTAAATAAAACCTATCCAAGACCAAATGATCCAATTAGCAATAAGTGGATGGAAATATCTAACGTTGCTACTAATACATTCACTATTGATGTTGGAGCATCACCTATAGTAAACTTTAATGTAACAGATGCAAATTATGATCCTGTTACAGGTTTAATGGAATTAACTATTGGATCTCATTCATTAAAACCAGGTACTAGTATTAAACTTGCTAATCAATCTATTGGATTTAGTTGTGATGTAGATAATAATGCAACAACTAAGTTTTATCCACGTTCTACAGATCCATTCTATGACACTCCTATTAATATTGAATCTGTAACTGATACAACTATTACATTACAAGTATTAACTACAATACCTTCCACAAATACAACACAACATACATTTGTATCTGCTAATCCTAATGCTGTAATTTCTGGTGGAAATTATACTCATGAGTTCCAAACAAATCAATCTGTTGCTGTAGATTGCCTTAAGAAGGCAAATAATACAGTAGACATAGCGAATAATTCATTAACATTTACATGTTCTAGAGATAATCATCTTGGAGAACATACATATCCACGTTCTACAGATCCTGCATCTGGAAAGGAATTAGGTGTAGATGTAGTTTCAAGCAATTTAATTCGTGTTAATGTTGGTGCTGGTGGAGGCGGTGGATATGGTGGTGTAGTTACTGCTAAAGTTGCTGGTAATAAGCATAAGTTCGTAACTGCAACTGCAGGTGCTGCATTTACTGGATCTACACAGAAAAATGTTACTGATGCTGATTACAATCCAGCAACAGGATGGATGCAGGTAACAAGTGCTTCACACGGTTTTGTTGGTTGTTCTACTATCACACCAACTAATGCCAATTATGCAAAAACAACTGGTATTTTAACTCTTACTAAGAATGGACATGGATTTAATGTTGGAGACTATATTTTAATTGAAGATAACTCACTAACATTTACTTGTACAAAGGATGGTGGTGCTACAGAGCATTCATATCCAAGACCTACAGATTATGCTAGTGGTAAGTGGTTACAGATTACAAATAAGACTGTTAATACTTTTAAAGTTAATGTTAATCCAAATCCATCTTCAGAACAGTATGATCATACATTTGTTCCTGCAAGAACAGTTAATGGATGCATTTCAAAAGCAAATCAACTTATTGAAATAGCAGCAGATTCTCTAACATTTACTTGTGAGCATGATCATCATCAGTCATTACATAATTATCCTCGTGTAACTGATCCAATTTATAATGCAGGAGTTCCTGTAGGTAAAACTGCTACTAATTGGTTTAGAATAAATGTTGGGAAATCACCTGCTGGAACTGGTGGTGCTTTAGATCTTAAGATAAATGAAGTTGGTGGACATTATGTTAATCCAGTTATTGAAATTCCTAGCCCAAGTTATGATGATGTTCCAGTTGAAGGTATTTCTAGATTGGGTAGAGGATTAACAAAAGCAACTGGTAGTAACTTATTAGTGGACTTAGAAGTAGGTGCTGCTAAGACTTCAGTTGGTATTGGATCTACATTCTTTGAGATATCTAATTTCCAAGTTTCTAGACATGGACATTCATTTAAGATTGGAGATAAAGTTAGACCAATAGGATTGGTTCACGATAAGAGACTACAGAAACCAATACAAGAATTTGAATTAGAAGTTAATTCTATATTTAATGATTACTTTGCTGCTTGGCAATTTGGTGAGATAGATTTCATTGACAGTATTGAAAGTTATCAAGACGGTACTAGAACTAGATTCCCATTATTCTTTAATGGTCAATTATTAAGTTTCATGACTGATCCTGGAGATACAGTATCAGAGCAAATTGATTTAGATGCAGTTCTATTGATATTCATAAATGGCGTTTTACAAACACCTAAAGTTGCATATCAATTCAATGGAGGAACTACATTTAAATTTACTGAACCACCTGATACTTCAGATAATGTTGATATATTCTTCTATATTGGTGATAGAAATGTTGATGTTGAGATTGTTGATATACAAGAAACTCTTAAGGTTGGTGATGATTTAAGGGTTTATAAATCTCCACTATTTGAGAATAGTATTACTCAAGATAGCGAAAGAGTTATAAAATCAATTCAAGGTTCTGATATTGTTGAAACTAATGTTTATACAGGAACAGGTATCAATGAAGATGATCCCAAACCATTAAGATGGACAAAACAAAAAGAAGATTTATCCATTAAAGGTGACATTATTTCAAAATCTAGATCTTCTATTGAACCACAAATATATCCAACTGCAAGAGTTATTGGTGATATAGATCTAACAACTGGTGTTGGTGTTAATGGTGGTATATTTGTTGACGATTCAGAATCATTCTACTATGAAGATCTATCAAATCCAGCACTAGAAGGTGATGATAGGTATAACGTATCAATTAATTCTGTTGATACTTTATTAATTTCTGGATCACCTAAATCTACTGCATCTGTTAATGCTGTAGTATCTGCTGCGGGAACAGTACAAACATTAACTATAGTTGATGGTGGTAGTGGATACACTGCTGCACCAACAATTTCAATTGGTGCTCCAATTGGTGTTGGTGTTGGTACTGAAACTAGGGATCAGTTTGCTGTGGTAGGAGTTTCAACTTTTGCAACGGCAACCGCAACTATAACGGATGGAAGTGTTACTTCTGTTGTTATAACAAATGAAGGTTTAGGATATAGTCAATCTAATCCACCTAAAGTTACAGTTGATAATCCATCATTTAAGAATGAAAGAATACTTTCTGCAAGTAATGTTGAGGGTTATACTGGAGTTATTACTAGCATAAAACAGGTATCTGGTATTGATGGTCATTCAAGAGCACTTGAATTTGGATTTGTTGCTGATAAAGAAGCAGATAAATTAAAAGTTGGATACCCAATTCTAGTTTCTAATACTAAAGTTTCATCAGCTATTACTTCTGTTGAATATACAGATAATGATATAGTTTCAATTGGATCAACTTTCTTAGACAATATCTATAAAGTTCATGCAATATGGACAAGTGGACAAGCAGGAATAATTACATGTAATGTATTAAGTAGTTCTAATATTGTTGGATTAGTAACCACTGGATATTATAATCCAGCAGGTCCAGGTGGTGTAGGATTTACTACATCTCTTGGAAGAATTACTTGGGGTAGAATATTTGATGCCACTAGATCAGATTCTCCAGTTTCTATAGGTGTAACTGGATTAACTGTTGATTCTGGGTTGAGTACATTCCCAACAATTCAAAGAAGAAGTTACACTCAGACCTCAATAAAAGGGTTGAGATCTACGGGTGCAATTAGAGCATTTGGTATTACAAATTAAAAACCAAATAAAACCACTATAAATAGAGAAAAAAAGTTAAATTACAATGTCCGCAATTGTTACTGATCAATTTAGAATCCTGAATGCAAGTAATTTTGTAGAGTCAGTTGAATCTGATAACAATTCATATTATGCATTTATTGGTTTACCAAACCCTGCAGGAACTACTGGTCTTGTTGGATATGGTAGATCGGCAAATTGGACTGCTAACACACCTGATCCAGAAGATAATTATTCATATATGTCACATGTTGGTGACACTATGATGTTTGGTAAAAAGATAGGTTCAGCAAATATTAGAAGAGTTATTAGAAAAGTAGAATGGACTGCAGGAAATAGATATGAAATCTATAGAGATGATTATTCTATTACTAATAAAAGTCCAATAACACAATCTACTAGATTGTATAGTGCTAATTATTATGTAATTACTTCAGAATTTAAAGTTTATATTTGCATTAGCAATGGTGGATATGGTGCTAGTGATGCATCAACAGCTAAAGGTAATCCTTCACAGGATGAACCATCATTTACTGATTTAGAACCCTCTAGAGCTGGTACTAGCGGTGATGGTTATATCTGGAAGTATTTGTTTACAGTATCTCCTACTGATATTATAAAATTTGATTCGACTGAATATATAACAGTTCCCAATAATTGGGCAACAAGTACAGATTCTCAAATTAGATCTGTTAGAGAAAATGGAGATTCTTCTGTAAATGAAAATCAAATTAAGCAAGTTTATATTGAGAAGGCAGGTAAAGGGTATTCTGATGGACTGGGGCAAGAAGTTCCAATTATAGGTGACGGTACTGGTGGAAAGGCTAGAATTGATGTAGTTAATAGTGTAATTACTAATGTTACTGTGAGTTCTGGTGGTAAAGGGTATTCATATGCTCTTGTTGATTTAGGGACATTAAGTAGTAATGTTGCTTCAACTGATAGAGCAAAACTTATACCTATAATTCCACCATCACTTGGACATGGATATGATCTTTATACAGAATTAGGAACTGATAAAGTTTTAATTTATGCAAGGTTTGATGATTCTACAAAAGATTTCCCAACAGATACTAAATTCTCTCAAGTAGGTATTGTAAAAAATCCTACTAAAGTTGGAACATCTGTTACTTATACTGATAATAGTTATTCTTCATTAAGAGCGTTTTTATTCTCTACTGTAAATGGTACACCTGTAGTTGGTGAAAAAATTTCACAAACATTGACTATTTCACCAAATATTGGAAAAATAGCAACAGGGTATGTTGCTTCTTATGATAAAGATACTCAAGTGTTAAAGTATTTTAGGGATAGGTCATTAAATTATACTACAACAAGAGATCAAACTGATTATGCTGGTATATCAACTCAAGGTCAGATATATCATTTTGAATCTGGTTCTTCTGTTAACGAAATTGAAGGTGGTGCTTTTACAGGAACAGTTAATGAAACTTTTACTGGAATAAGTACAAATCCAACTGGAACTAAGTTAATTAACTTAGGAGTTTCCTTCTCAGCAGGGCTATCCAATTCTGAGATAAATAAAGGATCAGGGGAAATTGTTTATCTAGACAATAGACCTTTGATTGCTCGGAACGAGAGACAAAAAGAAGACATTAAAATCATCCTGGAATTCTAAAGAAAAATGCCACAAAAGACTAACTTAAATATAAGTCCTTATTATGATGATTTTGATAAGGCAGATAATTTTTATAAAGTATTGTTTAAACCTGGATATCCAGTTCAAGCAAGAGAATTATCAGGTCTACAATCAATACTTCAGAATCAGGTAGAATCTTTCGGTTCTCATATGTTTAAAGAGGGATCAATGGTGATTCCTGGTAATATTGAGTATGATTCAACCTATTTTTCTTCAAAAATTAATCCAGAGCATTTAGGAATTGATGTTTCAATATATTTGGATGCTATTGTTGCTAATAATGATGGTAAAGGTACAAGAGTTAGAGGTCAAAATTCTCAAATAGTTGCAACTATTAAAAATTATATTATACCTCCAACTGAAGGAGTTGATTCAACTACAATATTTGTTAAATATGTTGAATCTGGAAGTAATAGTACAAGTGAACTATTTCCAAATGGTGAAATATTAGTTCTAGAAGAGAATGTTACTTATGGAAATACAACTTTATTGGCAGGTGAAACTGTTTTAACATTAGAACCAGAAAATGCATCTCATACTGGATCTTCATTTAATGTTGACAATGGAATATATTTTATTAGAGGTACTTTTGTAAATGTATCTAAATCAACGTTAGTCTTAGAACCATATAGAAATGATCCTTCATATAGGGTTGGATTTGAGGTATTAGAGCAGATTATTAATGCCAATGACGATCCTAGTCTATTTGATAACGCAAAGGGATTCACAAACTATGCTGCACCAGGTGCTGATAGATTTAAAATCAGTGTTAAATTAACTAAGAAGTCATTAAATGATTTTGAAGATACTAATTTTGTTGAATTATTAAGAGTTAAAGACGGACAGATTAAGAAAATTCAGGATACCTCAGTATATTCTGAAATTAAAAAATATTTTGCAAAAAGAACATTTGATGAATCTGGAAACTATTCTGTAAACCCATTTAAGGTAGAGGTGCAAAATTCATTGAACGATGAGATAGGTTCTAATGGATTATATACAGAAGCACAAAAAACTGATGAAGGTAATACACCCGCAGAAGATTTACTGTGTGTTAAACTTTCTCCAGGAAAGGCATATGTTAGAGGATTTGATGTTTCTTTACCAGGAACAACAGTTTTAGATGTAGAGAAACCAAGAGATGTAAAAACAATTAAAAAATCATCTATTCCATTTAAAATGGGTAGTTTGCTGAAAGTTAATAATGTTGCTGGAACTCCTTGGATTAATATTGGGGGTAGTACTGCCAATACTATTGGGTTATATAACCAGAGAAAGATAAGTAATGCATCTAATGGTATAAAGATTGGTGATGCTCGTGTATATTCATTCAGTGTTTCTGACGCACCTTATACGGGTGGATCTACTGAATTTGATTTACATCTTTGGGATATTCAAACATATACAACTTTAACTATTTCAAATGGTGCAGGAATAGGAGGTGGTTCAAACGGCACTAAAGTTAGAGGATTAACTAGTGGTGCTATTGGATATATTGCAGACACTCCAAATACTGGTGAGATAAGTCTATCTCAAACTACAGGAACATTTGTTACTGGAGAAGTTTTAATATTTAATGAAAGAACTACTGATACATCAGGAAATGCTACTTCATCATCAATTATAAAAATTAATAGTTATACGACTGAAGATATTAAATCAGTATTCCAAGCTTCTGGTAATGGTTTAGTATCACCTTTTAGTGCAGATTCTGTTCTTTATGACCGAGTATTGCCTAATTTTTCATTAACAGATAATCTTTCAGTATTGGGTGGAGCAGGAAGTAATACTGCTTCAGCACCTGGAAGAAGATTTGCTGGAGTGGTTGGTATAAAAACTGATGCAATAATTTCATATAATCACGGAACATTTGCAGATCCAGTATTTAATCGTGTAAGTAATATTTCATCAGATGGTGAAACATTAACTTTAGTTGCGGTAGGTCAAAGCATCACAGGTGTGAATAATGGTGGTATATTAGCAGCAGGTATATCTACAAATTCAACTTTTAGAATTAAATCACCAAAGATTACTAATCTATCTGGTGCAAGTCTTTATAGTAGATTACCCAAGAAAAATATTTCTTCTGTAGATCTTTCAGATTCTAATTTAGTAATAAGTCGCCAAATTACAGGTAAATCAGTTTCAGGTAAAACATTAAATATAACATCTCAAGATGGTTTAGATGTTTCTTCTGGAATTGCTAGTGCATTCTTTGAACCATTTGATGCTGAAAAGTATTCTATTGCATACGCAGATGGTACAACAGAACCTTTAACAGGAGATCAAGTTACTATTACTAATAATGGTAATGATGTACAGTTTAGTGGATTATCACAGAATAACAATTGTACTGTTAATGTTACAATGAAAAAGATTGGACTTACTAGTAAGTCTAAAGATTTTGTAAGAAGTTCACAAGTACAAGTAACGAGAACTGCAGGTGTATCAACATTATCAACCAATTTAAGTCCTAGTGATGTTTATGGTATAAGAGTTGAAGATGAAGAAATTTCTTTAAATGTACCAGATGCTGTTAATATATTGGCAGTATATGAATCAAAGGATTCAAGTGATGCTACATTAGATAAATTAACTTTTGTTTCTGGACTTGCATTAGATACAAATGCAGTTATAGGTGAAAAAATCATTGGAAAGGCAAGCAGAGCAATCGCTCAAGTTGTTTCTAGAACCTCAACTGAAATTGGATTTGTATATCTTAATGCCAATAATTTCAATCAAGGAGAAACAGTTACATTTGATGAATCCAATATAGAGGCGACCATACAAAAGATAACTTCTGGAAATTATACAAATAGAACTAAAAATTATACTCTAGATAAGGGTCATAGAAGACAATTCTCAGATTATTCAAGAATTGTAAGAAGAAAGAATACTACTGTACCTTCTAAGAGATTATTGTTAGTATTTGATTATTATAAAGCTTCTAGTACTGAAAATGGAGATTTATATACTTCAAATTCTTATACAAAAGAAAGGTATTCTACAGATATTCCAGCAGTTGGTAGAAATAGAGGAACAGATATTCTTGACTTTAGACCAAGAGTAAATCCATTTGATGCCGAATCTGCAACTGCATCACCATTTGCATTTGATAGTAGAACTTTTGAATCAACTACTAAGTATGTTGTTGCTCCAAATGAAAGTTCTATTCTTGGTTATAGTTACTACTTACCTAGAATTGATAAGTTAGTAATTAACAAATCTGAACAGGTCAAACTCATTAAAGGTGTTTCTGCAGATTTACCAGCACCACCAACAGAGGTTGGTGATTCTATGGAAATTGCTCAGATCACTTTACCACCATATCTTTATGATCCCATAAAAGGACCTTCTATTAAAATGTATGATAATAGAAGATTTACAATGAGAGATATTGCAAGTCTTGAGAGGAGAATTGATAATTTAGAAGTTATGACTTCTCTTAGTGCTCTTGAATTAGATACTAAGTCTTTACAAATAAAAGATGCAGATGGTTTAGATAGATTTAAGAGTGGTTTTGTTGTTAATAACTTTAAGAATAGAGACTTTATCAACTTTAATTCTGAAACTGGATCTAGATGTGATGTTGATATAGTTAATAAAGAATTGGTTAGTGCTACAGATTTCTGGTCAATGAGAGCAGAGACTGCATTTGATCCTTCAATTGATGTAAATTCAGTAGATACTTCTAGTAATCTTAATTTATTAGATTCTAATACTAAGAAAACTGGTGATTTAATTACTTTAGATTATACTGAAATTGATTGGATTAACCAACCACAAGCAACTCAAGTTGAAAATATTAATCCTTTCAATGTAATTGTATTTGTTGGTGGTGTAATTTTAGATCCACCATCAGATAACTGGACTAGAACAATTTATGTTGATAATTACAGAACAGAATCTACAGGTGCTACTTGGGCAGAGCAAGTAAATATAGTTTCTGATAATACAACTTCAGTAACTGATGTTGATGTAGATGTTGATGTAGTTGAAGCAGATCAACACGATTTTGATGGTCATCACCGTCTTATTACAACAAATACGACTACAACTTCAACTCAAGTAGTTGAAACTAGTTTTACTAATACTATTGATGCTCTTAGAGAATTTGATTACGTTGAAAGTATTAAGATATCTGGTGCAACTGATCCTTGGATGCGTTCTAGAAACGTTGCATTTGCCGCTAATGGATTAAAACCATTTACAAAGCATTATCATTATCTTGATAGTGGTATTCCAGATTTATTCCCTAAATTGATGGAAATTACAATGTCTTCTGGAACATTTAATTTATATGAAAATGTTAGTATTCAATTAAATGGTCAAGAGATAGGTTATGTTAAATCTAAAGCACCTGATCATAAGTATGGTGATGATAATGTTATTGCAGTTCCAAATGGGTTAGGATCTCCAAGTACTACTGTTGAAAAATATTCAGTAGATCCTTTTGATAGAACAAGACCAGCACCATCATCATTATATTCTGCAACATCAAAATTGTTTAATTGTGATGTTGATGCATTAGCAAATGAAGAATCTTATTATGGTTATGTTGTTGTTGGAGCACAATTAGTTGGTGAAACCAGTGGTGCAGTAGCAACAGTAGATAGTGTAGATCTTATTTCTGATAATTGGGGAGATCTTTTAGGTGCATTCTTCTTTAGAGATGCAAATGATACAAGTAATGGAGTTATTCCAACATTATTCAGAACAGGTACAAAGACATTTAGAGTTACTGCTGCAACTCCTGGTACTATTCCATTACCAGGAAGTACTGCTTTAGCATCAGATGCAAGCGGTGTTTATAGTGCAACAGGAACTATTTTAACTCAGGTATCAAATACTGTTGGTGTTAGGAACCCACCCCCACCAGCACAGAAACCTAATGAAATAACAACTACAGTTAATGTAGATTCATCTTCTGATACACAATTTATAAGGGCACCTTATAGGGATCCATTAGCACAAACATTTACAACAGATGAAACTGGTGCATTCCTAACTTCATTTGATGTTTACTTTGCAAGTAAAGATCCAAATGCTAAGGTATTTGTAGAACTTAGGGAAGTTGAATTGGGAACACCAACAAGTTTCTTAGTTCAGGATTATGCACAAATTGCATTAAATCCTAATGATATTATAACATCTACAGATGCTTCAGTTGCAACTACAATTAAATTCCCATCTCCAGTTTACTTAGAACCAAGAAGAGAATATGCAATAGTATTCTTATCACCTGGATCTGATTTATATGAGATGTGGGTAGCAACAATGGGGCAAAAGACAGTTGCTACAGGTAATTTACCTGATGTACAAAATGTTGTTGTTACTAAGCAATATATCGGTGGAAGTTTATTTAAATCCCAAAACGGAACTATTTGGACTGCTAGCCAATATCAAGATTTAACATTCAAATTACGTAAAGCATCATTTGTACCATCTGGAACGGCAACATTCTATAACACACCTATAGAAGCTGGTAATCTTAATACAGCACCACTACCAGAAAACCCAATTAGATCTTTACCTAGAAAACTTAAAGTACCCGTAAATAGTTTAGCTGCATCTGAGGCACCTCCAGGAAGAAAGATGAGTACTGGTGCTGTTGGTGATGCTGAACATTCAAGTATTACTGGTATAGTGGAAGCACAAGGATCTGCTATATCAAACGTTGAAAGTGGTATAACTACAGTTTCTGCTGGAATAGGATATAGTTTCACTTCATTAAGTGCTAGTGGATCTTACTGGAAACAAACAGGAGTTACATTAAAATCATTGACTGGAAGTGGAACTGGATCAACAGCAGATGTTCTAGTTGGTGTAGGTGGAGTTGTTCATAAGTTGGATAATTTAACTGCAGGATCTGGATATGTTGCTGGTGAAATATTAACTATTGATAATGATGATACTGATGTAACTGCTGGTTCAGCATATAAAGTTTCAGTAGATTCAATCTCATCAACATTAGATACTCTATATCTAACTGATGTTCAAGGTGAAACATTTACAAATAATGATCCATTAATTCATTATGGTGCTGAAAATGATACTAGAACTTTAGCAACAAGTAGTGCTAAAGTTGCTTCAGATTCTACTGTTAATGGCGTATTGAATACTGGAAATATATTTGAAGTTGTTCAATACAATCATGCACATCACGGATCTAATAACTTTGTTACTATTAAAGGTGTAGAACCCGATACAACGCTTGTTCAAACTACTTCAGAATTATCTGTTGGTGGAAGCACAGTATCTGTTGGAAATACTACACCATTTGCAACATTCGCTGGTATTACAACTGATAGAGGCGAAGCGTTGATAGGTGAAGAAGTTGTTTCTTATGTAGTTGGTACTGGTCAATTAACTCTAGATGCTAGAGGTAAATTGGGAACCTCTGCAGCATTACATGTAGTTGGAAGTGACATACAAACATATGAGGCAAATGGAATACCTTTAGTTGGAATTAATACAACTCATGATATTTCAACTATAAATGCTGATGTGAGAAATAGTGGTGGTATTGATAGTTACTACTTAGAAGTTGATAGAAGTGCAATTGATCATACAAATCAAAGAGTAAGTGGTAAAGCACAAATGAGTTTTACTAGCACTAAAGGTGTTGGTGGAGATGATGTTTGGGCTACACAAAATCATCAATTTAGTTCGTTCTCTCCTAGATTTAATGTTATTACTCCAGGCAAAGGAACTCGTGCAAGTGCTTCTGTTAGAACTGTTAGTGGAACAAGTGCAAGTGGATCTGAAGTATCATTTATAGATCAAGGTTTT